CACCATGAGCAAACAGTTGCCCAAAGCGGTGTTCATGTCGCCACTCATTCGCGTGCCATCCACCTCGAACTCAAATTTACGGCCATCCATCTTGACAACAAACTTGTTCCGCAACTGCCAGCTCAAGAGCTTGCGCAGATAGGCACTATCAAAAATGCCATCATACACGCTATGCTCCCAACGCAAGGCATCCCTACTCACATGCTGATCAAAACGGGATGCATCCAGCCCAACAGCAACTGGATCTTTGAAGGAGTCCCACCTCCGCCGCATTGCCCTAGCAACTTGCTCGACGGTCATACCCTTCGCAACCGTATCCTCGAATCCAATATCATCATTCCAGGCCCGTCCAATTGCCTTGTAAATTTCTTCCTCAACCGCTCGTGTGTATCTTCCCAACTCCACGTTATAAACCTTATGTCTAGGACTAATCAACCTGCAGGCTTTGCTGATATCAACCTTTTCATTCTTGACAAAGGGAAAAATCCAAGAATGGTGCCGTTGAACTCCAGTAGACCTAGCCTTCTCTAGCGCACGTCTATACGCCGCCATGTTGTGCCTTGGACACTGAGCCACGAAAGCCTCAGCAGTCAACCTTTTGACACAACCTCGTGAACGTACGTCTGCGGCTATCTGCCGACCATAGTCCCACATACTATCCCAAATCCGTGGAATTGGTTTGGGGCACAATTTATATCCGCCATTCACCTTGTCCTCCACTGTGAACACACGCCTCTCTACTGCTTGCTGTAGGTTTTTCAAGTTGTGATTGTAGTTGCCCAAAACTTTACAAGCAAATTCTCTGAGGCACACGTGTCCACGCTCCCTCGCGGTCGGGGCACCCACGCACTCGCTAATCACAGCGTTGCGAAATGGGATATCGTCCTCCACCGTAACTGCTCTCACAAATACGGGGCACCCCTAGTAAGCCAGCTGCACCCCATCTGGGGCTGGCTCACGAATATGGTATCCACGCATGGCCAAATGCACCGCACAACGCACAATGTCGGCATGCAATGCCTTACTCTCGGTTACGAGCCCTTGTCTCTCAAGTGCGGTGAGCGCCTCGCCACAAGCGATGTACGCAGAACGACGCTCCAAATCCGTCCTGGGCTTTATTGGGCCATGCTTCAGCGTGACATAATTTAACACACGCTTCGCTGCTGGAATCACAGCGATGATTCGACCATATTCACGCTTTCGCCATGCCCGGTTGTTATCTGAGCACAGCTTAGCGATCATTCTCCACAAACGGGTGGTGGTATCTCTGACCAAGGAAACAGGGACTGGCAAATCCCCATCCTCCCCAACCACCATCGCCGTCTGCAAGCACATTTCCTCCATCTCTTCCAGGCGAGTTTGCTCAATCTTGCGTGCCAGGTAAGGGAACCACACATTGCCAACATGACGGTATCGTTTGACACCTTCAGCGGACATCACGTGCTCCACTCTCCACCTCTCCACAACCCGCCGTCGCATCGCCCGAGCAAATTTACCCCAATCGCGGGAACGTAGGAAACTCTTCGCCCTCTGGAACGCTGCGGAATACACCTCATTTGCATACCTACCATTCGGCAGCACCATCTGCCAAGCGGCCACCATACGACGGTGCATCAATACTTGATTCTCGCGCTCAACCAGGGACAATCGACTCCATGCCCACTCATTGGACAAACCACTCAACCGCAAATCGTGTCTCATGACCACACTGATCAGCGGATCAGGATCCTCGCCCTCATCATCATCATCCACCTGTCGGGCACGCCTCAACGTGGCTGGTAGTGCATTACCTAGCACCCGACAACACAGAATAGCCACATCATACAAAGAGAACACAACGCGCAGCGATACCAAAACCAATCCATATGCACCAATTCCAATGGCCCCCAAAACAAAACCAACAACCGCCATAGTGGCCAAGATGGCACAAAATATCATGAAGACCAACGCGACAATTGCCACAATATCCCTAGCCTCCATCATCACCTCTGGCAAATTGAACATTCACCTGTTCTAGGTAGCTATTGGTGGCCAACCTCAGTGCAATCGTTGCTCTCCTTCTCTCTCTCTCTCTCTTTGCAATCTGCTGCAAAACACGCTTCCTCCACATCATGTGCCGCGTGTACTTATCGCGAGCTCCAATGTCTTTTGTCAAGCTTGGGAGACTACCCAACACCGGTCCTGAGGACGGCGCCTTCTCATTGGGTTGTATCTGCATCTTACATCATGATTGTAGTGCCCAACCCGCCACGACCAAGCCGGTGCCATGACTGGCACCGGCATACGCGAGTAATCGGGGAATATAACCCCTCCAATGAGTCCATGCATTCGTGCAGCCACCTTAGCAGGTGCACAATGCCCTCGCCGCATGCGGCTACGACAACTCACTGGGCTGTGGCCTCGCACCCCCTAGCCTGCTCCACCCTATGGTGCACGATCGTGCTGTGGAGTGTCCTTCAGCCCTGGTCCAGGCTGAATATATATAGGGGACCACGGCCTGTCTCAACGTCCGGGTAGTGGGCATTCAAAGCCTTTCCCACATCCTGCTGTGTTGATCGAGGCCTGCCTTGATCCGGTGTGTAGGTACTACCTCACTAA